AGGTGGCCTCAGAGATTTTGGTAACAGGGAAGTCAAGGTGAATGGCCCAACGCCCCAACTGGTTGCCCAGAGTTTTGGGAGCGCTGGTCACATCGGCAATGACTTTTTCTGAATAGGGCATGGTGGTGGGTGGGGGTACTCGCTGCGTCTGAGGTTGTTTCCGGCTTCCGCTTTTAAGCCCGTCGGGAGCATGGCCTTGCGTCTCGCAGTCAGCATCCGCTTTCCCCCCGAACTCCTTTTACTCGTCGTCCCAATCGTCGACCATGGAGGCCAAGTCTTTCTTGGCAGGGACAGCCGAGGGCTTCTTCTCTTCTTTGCGCACCACAGGTTCTTCAGGCTCGGCTTCAACAGCGGCTTTCTTCTTGGCCTTGGGTGCAGGGGCGGGTGGCTCCTCGTCTGCCTCAGGCGCGGCGGCGGGAGCGGGTTTGGTTGGGCGCTTGCCGCCCAGTTCAGCAGGCTTGCTGACCACGCCATCCATCTTGGCCACGGTCATAGTGATCGCACGCTTGGCGTCAGCCGTCTCGCCCTGAGACACCACAGTGGGGTACTCGTCGTCAGTCAGCCAGCGCATAGCCTTGAAGAACAACTTGGGGCTTTCGCTCTTGGTGTCGAACTTCATGCGGGTCACGACCTCGGAGGGGTCGATGTTTTGTGCGCCCAGCCAGCGAGCGTACGCTTGCAGGGGACGGTTGTCGCCATCTTCTTTGCCGAAGATAGAGGTTGCAGGCAGAGCCAACTGCATGACATGACCTTCCATGTCGTTAGCCAACACCACAGCAAGTCGTTGCTGGTAGCGGCAGGCGCGGCTGTTGCCGTTGCCCGAGCCTTGGATGTTCTGCTCGCACGTCTCGCACGAGTCGCTCTGCTTGTTCTCCGAGTCAGCACTCGGGGTCTTGCCGTCAGCCGACCAGCAGTCAGGTGCGGCAGGGGTGTCACCATCGTACTTCTTCATGTAGAAGACACGCGAGACTGTGGGCGCGGCGTTGACGATCACCACATCCAGATAGCGCTCCTCGACAGCGGCGATCTCTTTGCCGCCATCGACCAAACGAAACACACCGCCTTTGATGGAGATGCGCTTGCCAGCAGAGCCAGCGCCGCCAGCCAGTGCTTTCCCCACAGCGCCGGGGCCTTGACGATTTTTTGCGAATGCAGGCAGGTTGCCTGCGTTGAAAGTAGTGATGTTGCTCACTGTGGTTTCTCCTTAAGTTGGTTTACGAACGCTGATCGCATACTCTTTGAACGAGTTAAGACCAGCAGGCACTTTGCCGGGGTTTTCTTCAAGAAATGTCGCCATGTTGGATTGGCTAATCCGCTTCTCCAACAACTCGATGGCATCGTTTTCCTTGATGAACTCTTTGAACGCATCCCAGTCCTCGGTGCTGTACCGAGTCTTGGTGGACAGGCTTATCGTCCCGCCGTCCGTGCGCACAGACTTAACGCCCAAGCGCAACATCTCGTCCTTGATTGCGGTCTTGATGGTGTCTTGTTGCTGTTTAATTTGCGCGGTTGCGTTGTCGTACTCTTGAGTCAGCCGTTGGATTTCCGCAGACATTTTGCGGTACACCTTGGCCAACTTGTCGAGGGGTACACCAGTGGGCGCTGGTGCGGCTTCTTCACTTTCAGACATGGTTGCTTCTCCTGTTGTTGTGTCTAGAGTTTGACATGATACATGGTTTTTTGGCGCGTGCAACTCCTTTCTTTAATTTTTTAATTCGTTCTCGAACATGCTTACCAGCAACGAGTTGTCGTCAACTTTGGAGTCCATGGCTTTGAACAGTTTTCGCTCAATCGGACTGGACTCAATGTGAACGACAGTCACCTTGTCGCTGTCTTGACCTTTGCGGTCGGCTCGGGCAATACACTGTACATACTGCTCAACAGACATTAGTGGACCATAGAAGACCACGGTGTCGGCGGCAGTTAGGGTAATCCCGTGGGCGGTGGCTTGCGGTTGCATCACCAGCACCCTGATCTTGCTCGTCGTTTGGAAGTCGTTGATGATCTGACCCCGCTTGCTGGCACTTACCCCGCCGTGTATCTCGGCGCAAGCCGTGCCGTTGGCTGTCAGGTGGCGCACGATGGTGTCGATGCTGGAGCGGAACATGGCAAAGATTATTACCTTGCGCTCGGTTTCTTCCAGCACTTCGTCGAGCACATGCAGTCTGGGCTTGACATCGAACTCGACCACCTCTTTGTCGTCGGTATACGCCGCACCGCAACTGATCTGCAACAACTTGCTGACAACAACGCCAGCATTGATCGCACTGATCGTCTCCCCCGCCGCATGCACCATCATCTGGTCTTTGAGCAACTTGTAGTATTTGTTCTGTTGAGGCGTCATGTCCACCTCACGCGTCACTGTAATCACAGGCGGCAAGTCCAGACACTGTTGCTTGGTGAACCTAATAGCGGGTTGTAGCGCGTCGTAGACCAACTCACGAGCGTTAGCCTTGGGCATCCACTTGAACATGCTGATCTTGTTCATCACCTTGTCGCGCCATGCGGTCTGAAATTTTGGTACACCGCTTGGGTTAACAAGTTTTGCCAAGCCGTAGGCATCCACAGGTGACTGCGATGCGGGAGTTCCTGTCATCATCCACAGGTATGTCTCAGGCTTGATAATCGAGGCCAGTGCTTTCCAGCGGCGTGTGCTTGGGTTCTTGTAGGCGTTCGCTTCGTCCACAATGACCAGATCAAAGCGACCGTCGTTGTTAATTTCGCTGGCAATCAGGTTCAGCCCTTCGTAGTTGGTGATGACGATCTCGTAGTTGGACTGAATCATCTCGATGCGCCGCGCCGCTTGCGGATGGTGGGCTACGATCGCGGAGCGATGTATGACCGAGTTGTTGATGTCTTGCATCCATGCCGAATGCATGATTGAGAGTGGGCACAGGATGAGCACACGGCGCACTTCACCACGAGACATCAGATAGTCAGCCGCCCACAGTGCTGAGAGCGTCTTGCCAGTGCCGGGGTCGTTGAAGCAGAACGCTCTGCGGTGCAGAGTGAGGAAAGACGAGGTGTCGATCTGGTGCTTCATGGGTTTGTATCGACCCGGCCATTCGTAACGGCGCACGATAGGCGAGGGTACATCTTTGACACCGAGGTTTTTTAACACCCGCGCTTCATCCAAGCCCCAGTAGACAGCGACATCGAACCCACCAGCAGGGTTTGGGAACACCTTGTGCTTTGGGATGATGCTGTATCGGCTGGGGTCGCGTGTTCTAAACAACAACGCTTTGTCTTCAACGATCTCCATCTTCACGCTCCAAAACATAGTAGTTTGTGGCAACCGTAAAATCAAACGATTTGCGTTTTTCAAACCGAACCTGATGCCTGTTTGCAAGTTCTTGCATCACTTCTAAGATAGGTTCTTCTGTCCCGTCTGCTTCTGCAATTTCTTCGTGTGACACAGCGCGTTTGCCCCACTTAGCCATCCACAAATCGCGTAGCGTGGCTGTTGTTGCATCGGAAAATTCTGTTGGCCGCCGCCTATTAATATCAAGTTTGGGGTGGTACGCGCCTCGATATGCTTCTATTAAACGCGGGTCTGTCCACCCGAATCCAAATCGGTCTTTTATTTTTCCCATCAGTCACTTCTCCTTATTTTGGCTTTCTGCACACATACCTAGCACGATCGGTTAGGTAGTGAATCTCCAACTCACCAAGCGCTTTTAAACGCTTGTACAACATGATCCAGAACTCATCTTCATCAACTTTTATGAGGTCGACCCAGTCGTTACCGAAGCGCACAACCCACAAGTCAATCATCTCTTCGACAGGCAGATCAAACGCTTCGTGATCCAACTGCTCACTGCGCAGTGTTGACTCAGGCATAGAACCAAACGGGCCACCACTACTTGATGGAGCCGTCAGATTTGCGCTTGAAACTGCGGTTGTCAGACTTAGGCTTGACGCGGAGATTGCTCCGGGTTGTAGCACCACCTTTTGAAAGGGGCTTCTTGTGGTCGACATCTTTTCCATCTCCTTTGTGGACCAATCCTTCGCGCATCAACATGCGGCGGGCTTTGTTTGACTGAGCGCGGGCTTTCTTGGCTTTCTCCGTCTTTTGGTACGGCTCGTACGAGGGACGGTTTCCGGGGGCGTAAGGCATGATTGCTCCTATCGTGCTTGGTTGACTTTGGCGATCGCTTGCAGTGCATCTACTACACGCTCGGGTTGACCTTTCATGTTTTGGACTTCCATCACATCGTGAATTAGCCGCATAGCCATGACGGTTGCACACTCAGGATGAAACCAAACAGTTGTATACCCTTCGGCATAATCGTGTTTTGGCTTCAAGCGTGGGTCTTTTGATTGCGTTATCACACCGTGGCCTGAGTGCTCGATACCGTATTGATCATCTCGAACTTCTTGATGACAGATGTGGCAGAAAGTCGGCTCAAGTGTGAACATGTTTGGGTCTTGCAGTGCCATTTACTTCTCCTTAATGTTTTGGGTTGAACTCACAAGTCTTGACGGGACACCAGCCGCACAGCGGCGTCTGCATTGGCTTCCAAACATCGTGCTCAACACACGCTTGTAGTTTGGCGTACCGCTGGCGGTAGTTCCACCAATGTTTCTCCGCTTGGTCGTGGCTCATCGACATCTTGACCATACTATTCTTGACCACAAAAAGCAAGGCGCTGTTGACCTTCCTGATGTGGGGAAAGTGGGCGAACACCATGAGGGACATGAGCACCAACTGATCTTGGTCAGGGTAGCGATCGTTGCCTGTCTTGTAGTCGCCCACCCATGCGGTCAGGTTGTCGTCGTCCAGAATCAGAATGTCAGCAATGCCTCGCACCCACGCGTTGGGGGACTTCCAATGACACGGCTCCAACTCATCGGTCAGCGCCATCTCATACTCGGCCAGTTTGCGGCCGGGCTTTTTTAGCAACGCATCTACAACAGGTTGGAACTGGGCATACTCGGGCGGGATGTCTTTGCCCTGCGTGACATACAACTCCAGCGCCTCATGCACTTGGTTGCCGTAGCGTGTGGCCTCAGTCTCTGTGAACGGGTAGTTCTTGAGAATCTTGACCTCGTGGTAACGGCGTTGGCACCCCTCAAAATCTTTGAGGGAGGAGTGCGACCATGCTTGTTTTTTCATTCTTGATTCATTCTCTTAAACATCAACCAGACTTCCACAAAGGGCGGGATGCCTGCGGTGACAGGCACCATGTATTCGTGACCTTTGTGTGTTGTGACTCCATGTTGCCACAAATCACCCTTAAAGTTCGTACGCTTGTACTGCCACCCAGCCAACGCCAAGAGCGTCCACACGGTTTCCTCATCGGGTATATCAGAACTTTGCAGAGTCGATCGCATCTGACAACCTATTGGCAAACGCAGTGACGAAGCGCTCGTTGTCGCACAACTCATGCCCCATGTCCTCCAAGATGCCGTGCGTCATCTCGTGCCAAAAGGTGTTGCGAACCTCGACAGCGGGGTACTTGTGCGCCACCTCAATGATCTGGCGCTTGTAGTTGATGCGACCCATGATGGTGGGCTTGCCTGTGTGTGAGTCTCGAATCTCATGCACATGGTTGACTTTGAACCACTTGTTACCGATTTTGATTTTGCTTGGCAGTTTTGCTTTCACTTGTTTTCTCCTTAGTTTTTGGCTAACCCATAGCGCTTGTGCGCCCCCACCTCTGCGTTCAGAGGTATACCCGGCATGTAGCGCGGCGGCGCGATCATCTGTTCCAAGACCCAAGTCTTGGCTTCCTTGACCTCCGCATCAGGCACCACCACGATTTGTTCATCGTGAACAGTACCCGCCACAAAGTATCTCTTTG